TACTTGCCGCAAAATGGTGTGTGGTTGTGTGCGACTCAGTGGAACAGGGGCAGTTAGTCACAGAGAGCTATTTCGATTTCTGTAAGGATACACGTGGAACCATTTGAAGACATAGCAGAGCGCAGATACCCAGATGCAGCTTGGATAATGGGGGAGGGACAGTATGCAGTTCTCGCGCATTGCAGTTCTCTCACGATAACGCTGCACAAAACACGTGAGGACGCAGAGAGGAATAAGGGCTGGATTGATGACATGGCGTGCGGCGGTGGGTGCGTTAATGACCATGAAATTATTAACCTTCAGGAATAAAACAGCATCTTGCTTTCAGGTTCGATCAACATGGCAAACAAAACAGGAAAAGGTGGATTTCAGAAAGGGAAAAGCGGCAACCCTAGCGGAAGGCCCAAGGAATTAGGTGAGGTTAAAGAGTTAGCTCGGAAGCATACTGAAATTGCTGTGCAAGCGCTCGCGGATATCTGCCAATTTGGAGAGAAGGAAGCAGCTCGCGTAGCAGCAGCAGAGGCGCTTCTAAACCGCGCATGGGGCAGACCTGAGCAAGCCGTTGAACTATCAGGAAAGGATGGCAGCGATTTAATTCCTCAGATCATAGTGACCATCAAGCAGCCCAATGAGTGACGAGCAGCCAACGCTACGCTTTGACCTTCATACACGGCAGGGGCAAGCGTTTAACAGCCCCGCAACGGAACTTCTTTACGGTGGCGCGGCATCAGGTGGTAAGTCATTTTTAATGCGGTGCAGCGCGATTCTGTGGGCGCTATCGGTACCTAATATCAACATCTATCTCTTTCGCCGCCTTTACGATGACCTCATCAAGAACCACCTTGAAGGCCCCACTGGATTCAGGGCGCTGCTTGCGCCGTTCCTTAACGCTTCACACGCTAAGAGTCCGTTACTAGCTGGTCGGCTAGCTGAGATAGTGCAGGGCGAAATACGCTTCTGGAACGGCTCAAAGATTTTCCTTTGTCACCTTCAGCATCAGAAAGACATCACGAAATACTACGGTGTTGAGATTCATTGCCTACTGATTGAAGAGGCTACGCAGTTCTCGGAGTTCATGATTCGGTTTCTCCGCTCGCGAATGCGTATGCCTGAGGCGCTCAAGATTCCTGACCAGTATATCAAGCCTAGAGAGCTTTGGAGGGACCCGAATAAGAAAGAGTACCTATTTCCTCGGGCTGTATACACCTCTAACCCTGGCGGTATAGGTCATGGTTATATCAAGCGCTCATTCCTGGAAGGCTTTAAGCCTTACGAGCTGCACTATGCCGCTAATGATGACGGCGGCCATCTCCGCCAGTACATCCCAGCAAGGGTAGATGATAATCCATCAGTCGACCGCGATAGGGTAAAGGAGGGGCTTTCTGGACTGCCTCCCGCGCTAGTAGATGCGCTGCTAAACGGTAACTGGAACGCGGTTATAGGTGCTTTCTTCCCCGAACTACGGGCAGATGTTCACCTAATCAAGCCTTTCCCTATCCCTCATCACTGGATGCGCTTCCAAGCTATGGACTGGGGCGCATGCGGAGAGGGTGACCCATTTGCGATAGGCTGGTGGGCTGTATCCGATGGGTGCGTTCCATCCATCCCGCGCAATGCAATCATTTGCTATCGGCGCTGGTACGGCAAAGGGCTGCCAAAGGTGACAGTAGGCACGGTAGCTGACGGCATAATTGAAAGAGAGGCCAAAGACCCCCCTATTATCTACCGCGTAGCAGGTGGCGACATAGGCCAGGAGCGCGGCACTGGGCCAAGTCTTAAAGAGCTATTCGGGCGGCACGGGTTACACTTTCAAACCGCAGACCAAAGGCGCGTCATGGGCGCGATACAGTTCAGAGAGTGCATCGTAGGCAAGAACGGTAGGCCCGATATTTACTGGTTTGACGAGTGCGAGCTTGAACTAGAAACCGTGATGAACCTACAGCATGACCTGAACAACCCTACAGACTGCACGCAAGCTGACGACCATTTTTATGAAATGTGTCGTTATGCGTTGATGTCTCGTCCCTGGGTGACTGACAAGCCACCCGCTGAAATCCCCTTGGAAAAGGCGTTTAAACAACCTACAATTGATGAACTTTGGGCGCTTCACACAGAACGAAACAGAGAGCGCATCTAATACTCCTGCAAGAGTCTTAACTAGGATCGCGTAGCAAGGCGCTACGCATGCAAGACAAGAAGCAAGTAAAGGCTAATACCCCTGAAGGGGTAGTGCTTAAGTGGCTTAAAGAGTTGTCGCATGTACGCGACAGCAACGAGCAAGAACGCTTTGAGCGTAACGGCGAGCGCATTGTTAAAGAGTACCGCAACGCCTCCAGCCTAAACGACACAGGCACGTCAAATCTCCCAGCCTCCCGCGTTATGTATAACGTGTTGTGGAGCAATGTTCAGATCCAAAAGCCTTTACTATACGCGAGAACACCCAACCCAGTAGTTCAGCGCAGACACAAGGACGCTGACCCCATAGGGCGCTTAGCGTGCAAGATTGCTGAGCGCGCTGCAAGCTTTCATATCTCCAGCCAAGAGGACCGCTTCAATTATGTGATGGATGCAGCCGTAGAAGATCGGCTGCTCCCTGGACGCGGTGTTGCGTGGGTGCGCTACGATGCAGATTTTGGCACCAACTCAGACAACGATAAAACCTCTGGCAATGAGCTAGGCGAGAGCTACGAGAAGACAGAAACGCTTGAGCAAGAAGAGGCAGAAGGCACAGAGGATGCAGCAGAAAGCACCGCAGCCCCAGAGCAGGTAATGCCCAACTCTGAGCGCGTGATATTTGACTACGTGCATTGGTGCGATTTCTTCCACTCATCTGCACGCAATTGGTATGAGGTTCGCTGGGTAGCGCGCCGCAGTTACATGAATCGCAAGGAGCTTTGCCAAAGATTCGGTGAAGTGGGCCACAAGGTAGAACTAACAGCTAGCCCCACACAGAAGCGGAAGAAGAAGCTAACCGAGGATGAGGCAGAGCTAGTCTTACAAGCTGAAATATTCGAGATATGGGACATGTCGACCAAGATGGTCACATGGGTATCAGAGGGATACAAAGAAGCACCACTTGACCAAGTTCCTGACCCGCTGAAGCTTGAAGGTTTCTGGCCTTGCCCAATGCCGTTAATGGCAACTACTACCACTGACACACTATACCCCACACCAGATTACAAGATTTACGAGCGCTTAGCGTCAGAACTAGACTACGTGACCAAGCGCATCAGCAGCCTGGTTGAGTGCATTCGAGTGATAGGAATGCACGCCTCAGCCCTGGGCGATGACCTAAAGAGCATGCTCCGCTTACCTGACGGTCAAACATGGCCCGTGAAGCAGTGGGCGCAGTTTATGCAGGAGAAGGGCGGCCTTGCTGGTGCGATTAACTGGTTCCCGTTCGACCAGGCAGTTAACGCGCTCGGGCCACTCTGGCAGCATCAGCAGAACCTCATCACTCAGATTGACGCGCTTACCGGAATTCCTGACATTGTGCGAGGCGGCACAGATCCGAACGAGACAGCCGCAGCAGTGCAGCGGAAGTCTAAATGGACCATGCTTAAGGCTGCAAAGAAGCAAGCTGACGTCCAGCGCTTTTGTAAGGAGCTGATAAGCAAGGCCACGCAAATCACCTTTGAACCTGGGCTGTTCAGCGATGAGACAATCGCGCTCATGGTGAACGCTTACGAGTTCCCAGAAGACGAGCAAGCGCAGTACCCGGAAGCCTTGGCGCTGCTAAGAGATGACCGTTTAAGAACTTTCAAGGTGGACATAGAAACTGATTCCACTATCGCGACAGATGAAGACGAGGAACAAGCGCGCCGCATGGAGTACCTCGGCACGATGTCCAGCCTCATTCAGAGCATTCAAGGAATCTCTGAGTATAGACCTGAGCTGATGCAGCCTGTAGTACAATCCGCCTTATTCGCAGCTAGAGCCTTCCGAACCGGCAGAGAGCTTGAGGGAGCGTGGGAGCGTGCGATGCAGCAGATTGAGGATGCTGATGCTCAGGCCAAACAAAACCCACAGCCCCCGCCCCCTGACCCTGCAATGATGGCGGCGCAGAATGACGCGCAGCGCGTGCAAAACGAGCAGATGAAGCTCGGGCAAGACGCGCAGATTAAGCAAGCCGAGATGCAGCAGGAATTTCAGCTCAAATCACAGCAGCTGCAATTTGAGAGCTGGAAGCTAAGCCAAGAAATAGAGCTGAAGGGGCAAGAGCTGCAAATCAAGGCGCAGGACGTGATGGGCAAGCAAGAAGCGGCCCGCATGGATCAAGAGCTGAAGCAGTTCAAAGAGCAGTTTGTTCAATACACCGAGCAGCAGCGCCTTGAGCTTGAGAAGTATGCAACGATGCTAAATGAGCGTGAGAAGCTCATTGAAGAGAATCGCCTTGCACGCGATACGCAGCTTGAAACGGTAAGGCTGTTAGCTGACGCGCAGAAGACCTCAGCAAGTGAAGCAAAGGCCCCTATCGTTAATGTTCATATTCCTAGCCCCAAGGCGCGAGTCTCAAAAGTAGTACGCGGGATGACCGGTCAAATAGAAGGCGCGGAGCACCGCGACATTGACGAATGACCGACGATGCAAATGGCGTAGATGTTGCCAATAGTGCGCTAGATACTGGGCTGCCGCGTATCCCGGTGGCATCTAGCCTAATTGACGGTAAGCGCTTTCAAAAGGTAATCCCTTGCGATGCTTCCGGCACTCCTACTGCTGGAACCACGCAAGATATTAACCTTGCTGAATTCGGCGGCGTAGCCACAAGCCTAGGGCAGAAGGCCGAGGCGTCAAGCATTCCTGTAGTGCTCGCGACTGAGCAAGACACGGCCAAGGATGGCACCGAAACAAGTCAAGGGCAGTTCACCGGCATAGGCGTTTTAAAAGCTGCCCCTTTCGAAGGTAATCCTGCTTGGGCAGCTTGGCCAGCAGCAGAAAACGGGATCCCATATATAAGCGTATATGGATACAACGATGCCGCGCAGCAGCCAGTTCAGATAATTGCTCTTAATGATAGCGCGACAGTAACCAATGGTGCGGGTACGTCTGGGCTAGTCACGCGCAGCTTTATTCAGGGTCCGTTATCCAGTAGCACAAGCGATTCACGCGCCGCATACATTGCGACTGGCACTCCCGGAGCTTCCGACCCCGGCCTAGTAACCCGCAACATTCCAAGCGGCGAGCAAGATATTTCATACGCAGACCCAGTTGTTACTACTGGAAATATTACCGCCAACGGACAAACGGTTAGTGTTGCGTTGGCTGGGAAAAACTCTGTTGTCTTTCAAATCGGCGGTACTTACGGAAGTGTCGCTATCATCTTTGAAGGCACGGTTGACGGCACGAACTGGTTAACAATTCAGGCGTGTCGGCTTGACTCAAACACAATCGAGACGGCATCCGGGACAATCTCAAACACGAGAAGAGCGTGGGAAGCTTCCGTAAATGGATTACATTCTTTCCGTGTGCGTGCGACGGCGTACACCTCGGGAACCGCTAATATTCAAATCAACGCGGGGTATTCAGCAACGGAGCCTATTCCCGCGATTGCCTCTCACGCAGTAACGCTAGCCAGCACTACCATTACCTCAGTGGTTCCGGGCACTGCGGCAACTAGCCTCGGTAAGGCGATAGACTCGATTCCCGGCGCTACTGACACCGGAATTGCGAACCTTGCTCAGCGCGTAGATTCCCCAACAACGCTCACCCCTGCTAATCTTGATTACTTCCTTTTGCGCGGCGATTCTTTCGGACGGCTCTGGACCGCCGCTGTGCAGTCTGGCGCGTGGGCTGTCTCGCTTACAGGTTCAAAAACAGCTGGAGCAACCCCTTACCGCAATCTTGATGTGAATGCGACCGGTGTGGTGGTCTCTGCTGGCGCCGCATATCTTTCGCATATCTCCGCTTTTAATACGACTGGAGCAACGATTTACCTAAAGCTCTACAATAAGGCGACAGCGGCAACGTCTGCTGATACCCCTTCACTTGTTTATCCGATAGCGGCGGGAGCTGAGAACAACCCTTCAAGCGTTATCGGGTTCCTTTTTGGTACTGGCCTTTCAATTCGCTGCACTACTGGCGTGGCTGATGCTGACAACAC